TCGGTAAACAAATAACTAAGTATCCAAAATCAGATGCACTTAATATATTAATATTTGCCGGTGGTTGCTGTGCAACATAGACAAATTTTTCTTCAGGATTATTTTTATGAAAGTCTAAAAATTCCTGTAAGGAATCGGGTTTATATAATTCAAATATTTTATTTTTCATTCTAATAATTCTAATTTCTTTTTTCTTGACATAAGATATACAGTGATTTATAGCATTGTCAACTAGAAAGAAGAATAAATTATGAATTATAAATTTAAAACGAAACCTTACGCACATCAAATAATTGCGTTAGAAAAATCTTGGGATAAAACCGAGTATGGTTATTTTATGGAAATGGGAACTGGTAAATCAAAAGTATTGGTTGATAATATGGCTATGCTTTATGATAAAGGTAAAATAAATGGCGCACTAATTATAGCACCAAAAGGTGTCTATAACACTTGGTTTTCTCAAGAAATACCACAACATTTACCTAGTCACATACAACCTAAGATGGTATTATGGACTGCTTTAACATCAAAGACAAAGGATAAAGAGTATCGATTATTATTTGAAACTGGACATGACCTTCACATCCTTATTATGAATGTTGAGGCCTTAAGTACTAAAAAAGGACTAGAATTTGCAGCTAAGTTTTTAAGATCTCACGAAACAATGCTTGCAGTAGATGAGTCTACAACTATCAAAAATCCCAGTGCTAAAAGAACTAAATCAATTTTATTGTTAGGTAAACAGGCTAAATATAGAAGAATACTTACAGGTTCTCCTGTGACTAAATCACCCTTAGATTTATTTACTCAATGTAATTTTTTAAATGAATTTTTATTAGGTTTTGATTCATTTTATGCCTTTAGAAATAGATATGCTCATATGATTGAAAGAAATTTTGGAGGCAGAAGAGTACAATTAGTAGGTAGTTATAAAAGACTAGATGAATTATCTGATAAAATTAAAACGTTTTCTTATAGGGTTTTGAAAGAAGATTGCTTAGATTTACCTGATAAAATATATATTAAAAGAGAAGTTGACCTTACCGATGAACAAAGTAAAGCTTATGCGACTATGAAATCCGCGGCCCTCGCTTTACTAAAAGGTAAGATGGCTACTGCTCCCCACGTATTGACGCAATTGATGCGTTTACACCAAATTACTTGTGGTCATTTAAAGAATGATGATGGCACTACCACTACACTTAAAAACAATAGAATAAAAGAGCTGCTTAGTTTGTTAGAAGAAGTAGAGGGTAAAGTTATTATTTGGGCTAATTATATTTATGATATTGAAAATATAGTTAAAACTATTGGTGAAGAATATGGAGAAGATTCTATAGTACAATACTATGGAGCCACTAAGTCACAAGATAGACAAAAAGCTATAGAAAAATTTCAAGACCTTAACTCTAAAGTTAGATTTTTTGTGGGTAATCCCCAAACTGCAGGTTATGGTATTACACTAACAGCTGCTAATAATGTAGTTTATTATTCTAATGGGTATGACTTAGAAAAAAGATTACAATCAGAAGATAGAGCACATAGAATAGGTCAGGAAAAATCAGTAACATATGTAGATCTTATAGCACCAAAAACCGTAGATGAAAAGATAGTAAAAGCATTGAGAGCAAAAATGAATATTGCCAATACTATTATGGATGAGGATTGGCGAGCATGGATTTAATTATTCTACATGATGGTTTTTATTCTTTAGTTCCGGTAACTAAAGTTATGTTGGGAGATATAAAGTTAGTTATGGAGGTAAACTGTTTTCAGCTGTGCGAGATTTTAAGAATAAAATTAAGTACGTACGCCGAGACTCCACTTAATGCCCACGTTATGAATGATGGTAGTGGAGATTTTTTTGGATGTATTTGTAAATGAATTTATTTTTAAGTATCTTAATAGTAGTGTGTATCTATTTAATGGTTGTATTAATTTTTGTTAAATGGAATAATGAAAAGAATTAAGGTGGGATTTTATAAGATGAGCTAATTTTTTGTCGCAAATTAGAAAGAGGATTTAGATATCTTGAAGTCCAGTTTCTCGGTTCAAATATTTATATTCTATTTTGTGAATCTCAAAGTCATCCATAATTTTTTTACAGATTTCTGTATGTTTAAATTCTCCACAAGAATAAATATCGAACTGCATTAGGGCCGGGTGAGGTTCATCCCAAACGTGCATTACTATGTGTGAAGTTTCAATGACAGCAATCCCTGTGATTCCGCGATT